TGATCTTGTCTTTTATGTAGGTATTAATCCTACGTACTTGACTTCTCACACCATCTAGAATCTGGTTTGCCTTAATTTGAGCAAAACATTCTATGGCGATAAGCCGTAGAGTGTTATCACTCACATTACAGGTAGTGGGTATTCTCCAAAGCCATAATACATCTCGTAAAAGATTTGTATCGTGACCTTTAGTGAACAACCACGCCAGAGTCAATATCTTACGATTTAACCTTTCAATGAATCTGAAAGAATAATTCTTCCAGATCCCTTGTTTGGTATCTCGTAGATATCGATATAGGTGAGAGATTGTTCTTCTCCCCAAAGTCCATGGTAGAGGGTACCCTCGACGACTTGCCTCATAAAGAACATTAACAACCTCGTTATATCTAGCGAGGACGTTAATAAGTCCTGAAAGAGGGAAGCCAGTTACTTCCTGTCCGTTGTAGAAGAATCTCTTTGCAAACTCAAATGAGTTGACACTCACAAGGGTTTTGTGAGGAGAGATTTCTACTCCGAGACGGGATATAACACGAGTGTACTCCTCTGCTACGGCATTGGAACGTATCACGATGTCGTCACCTAATAGTCGATAGTCTCGGAATGGGAGTTGTAAACCAACCCTCATTGCCGACCACTGTACGATTATATGGTGAGTCAGAGAAAACGAAACCCATGATGAGAATGCTCCCATAGGTTGTCCGGTAGAGTATTTATACTCTTTACCTTCAAACCTAAAGGGCACTTTCACCATGAGTTCGTACCATGCATCAGCAAGGTCTTGATCGTACATATGCTCCAGGAGGTCCTTAGTTATAACACTAAGAAACCTATCTGTTGCAGCTGTAAGATCAATACTATGATAATGCTGGTCCTCTGGTCCGAAAGGTCTAATATCTTGACCATAAGTCACATCGGGACCTTTAAGAGCCTCTATGATGGACATAAGTTCATCATGGAGTCCTTTTAGGATACCTTGTGACCAATAGTCTAAGATACCAATTACTCTAGTCTTTCCGTCGACGTCCGGAACTGTTGCAAGCCTTCTAAGGAGATTCTTCTCCTTAGTTGGGTTTGCTTCAGCCCAGGCCCGACAGAAGGAACCTGAGTATTTGGCTATGTAAGCAAGCAATGATCCTCGTAGATTGAATGCATCAATTACTTTGGATTCCCCAAAGTGCTTGATCCACTCATCTATGAGGGACGTTGCATGAAACATACTTGGACCAATCGGCCCCATCGTGGTAGCCACATGGAGACCTTTCCAATCTGGAAGCTGCGTCTCCGTGAACGGTGGAAGTGCAGCCAAGACGTGTTTAAGATCTCTCCTAAACTCGTCTCGGATGGTACTATCCATAGTACATGGAGATGTAACAGTTGATAAATCAACTGGTTTCCAGGCTGGAATTAGTCTTGACACGTGGAGAAGTGTTAAGACCAATCTGATGGCACTAGGGTCACCGAGCTGTAGATGTCGGTTAAGCACGGGTCCGAAAACCCGTGGATAACCAGACTTATACAGCCCGATTCCCCGAACCTTCATTTGTGGACAACCGG